GAGCAATTGCTTTACTGTAAGCTTCCATGATGTTGTTCATCTTAGGGGCTTCTTGCGTTACCTCTTCGTCTGAAACGACATCTTCTTGTTCAATATTTTCATCCTGTTTAACTTGATTAGGAAAATAACTCTCCTTAATCATTTTTACCTTATTCTCAAAATCATCTGCATTTTCCTCATATGTGACTCCATCAACCAAAGATTTCATTTTCTCTGCTTGTGTGTCTGCAAGGTCTTCACATACTTCTTCAAGAATTTTGTTTTTGCGATAATCATTGAGTTCGTCTTTAACCTTGACGTTCTCTTGGATTTGAGAATTTAACTTCTCTTCTAGTTCCTCAACTTTGTCAAAAAGGTTCTCTACAATGTCAACCTTCTCTTCTGGAACTTCGATGTAATGTTCGGTGAACAGATTTTTCAATCCACTCATGAACTCTTCTGTAATTTCGCTTCTCAAGGAACTCTCAAGTGCAAGTTCGTTTTCTTTCATCCACTCTTCTACTACGTAGTTGAGATATCCGTCAACTTTTTCAGTCAACTCATCACGGAAAGAAACGATTTCTTCTTGCAAGTTATCTTGAAATTCTTTTTCGAGTTCGTCAATTTTTTCACTCGAAACTTCCATTACCTTTTGATGTACTGCGGCTTCGAAAATTGTTGCTGCTTTTGACTTGAATTCTTCGGAAAGTTCTTCTCCTTGAACCAAAGCGGCAATGTCTTCTTTGACATTGATTTCAGGCATTGCAACCTTCATTTTCTTTTTCTTTTTACCGACAGTTTGAGAATCATCAGACGGATCTCCAGAATCATCTGGTGATGGTCCACCCATGTCTTCTGCTTCGATAACATCAATAAGGTCTTTGAAACGTTTTGAAACTTCTTCTTTTTTCAATCCGTTTACTTTGTCAAAAAGTTGTTTGATCATTGCAGTTTTAGTAGAAGGAATTTGAATTTCTTCAATCTTCTCTTCTTCTACAGTTTCCTCTGCAACCTGCTCTGGAGCTTCAACAAGTTCCTGTTCTTGCTCGGTCTGTTCCAGAACTTCTTCTTGGTTATTAATTTCTTCAGTCATTGAAACTCCTAAAGTTTTTATAAGTAGTTCGTGTCTGTTAATATTTATAAAACTTAAAGATTAGACAATAAATTTTTGAATTCTTTGAGTTTTACTTCTTCAAGTTGTTTTGAAGATGCTTTTTGAATATTTGTCTTTGCACGTTCAACATCCTGTGCTTTCAACAAACCATTATCCCAAACCCATTCAACACCTTCCATAATACCTTCAACGAAAGCATTAGGTGCAGAAGGATCTGCAACAATGTCAGCGGCAGTTGCAAGATAAAAATCATCTTGAACAATCTGTGCTCGCTTTTCTGGTTTCAGTGTTCCCATACCTCTTGAGGAAACACCTAATCTTGCACCTTCATCAATCAAACTTTTTACGATCTGACCATTCGGTGTGTCAAGAATCTTTGCTCTTCCGATAAAGTTTTTTCCATCCTCTACCAACTCTGTAATCATGTGTGAAACACGATCAAGATTTACAGTTGGTCCGTCTGGATGTCCTAGTTCACCAAAGGCTCGTTTTGGTTCTACGTACTCTTTGACGTAACGATTGACTTCTTTCTGAAGAACTTCTTTTGGATAGATTCGTCCGTTCTTGTTTTTCTGCTCGGACTGCATAAAGATACCTTCAATGAAATATTGCTTTTTCCCGCCGGCACCTTCTTCAATAAGTTCATAATCTACTGATTCTGTTAATTCGCAGATTAATTTCATATTTGCCTTTATTTTGCGTTACTAAATGCAAAATCCAAAACCTTCATAAAAGATTTGGTATCTTTATTCATGTTCATTTGCATTTTTTTCTTGTTGGAAGAATTAAGTGAGTCATATGTTTTCAACAACACATTTGCTGAATCTGGGTCAATAGGAACCTCTGTCCCAGATGCAAACTTGATATTCATTTCTTTTTTCTTTTTGGAGATGGTTCGCAACATATTGATTACATCTTCACTGATTTCTGTCTCTTCCTTCATGGGATATTTGATGTAATTTGCAGCTGCTTCAAGACGTTCTTTTGCAGAATTTATTTTGTTCATCCACCATGATTCCAGAGAATCTTCACCTGACATAGAACTTAGTGCAGTTTCAATTTCAGAGATAGATTCAGACATGACCTTCAACGAGCGCATTGCACTTGGAACGTCAGTATGTCCGTCTTCTTGGATGTTCTGATTCTTAAATTCTGTTAGTGTTTTCATACGATGCCGTCTGCAATCTTTGTATATGTTCCACTTGTAACATCTGCTTTTAAGAACTGGTCAGAATCTTTATGAATTACTGTGAGTGTTGCAGCTGGTAATGTTACAGAACCAACTACAGTTCCACTTGTTCCTCCCTCAGTTCCATCATTTGCAACAACATTTATGACTGTAATTGCAGAAGCATAAACCGCAACAGCAGTAGCTTTACCTAAATTCAATTCTGTGGCAGTTGTTGCAGTTTTTGCTGCTAAAAGTTTCATGCCTGTACCTCCGTTGTTTCCTCTTCTGGTTCTGTGATAGGTTCTGTCACAACTTCTTCAGGTTCTGCTTGAATTTCTTCTTCTGGTTCTACTTCAACCTTGTCTGCAAACATATTGTTTGAAACTTCTTGTTTTTTGGTTGCAAGCATATCTACAACCTTAGAAGAAATAAGTTGATTGAAAGCGTCATTTACTTTCAAGGGGTTATTTTGCATTGAAAAATCTACTATATCCACTGTCTTAAACTCTTGCTGTTTTTGTGGTTGTTCTGACATAATCCTCCAAAAAATTGTCTATTAATATTTATAAAACTAGATGTCCTCATCTTCTGAGCCATCTGATTCACTTTCAAGTTCACTTTCAATTCTTTCGTCTTCCAACTGTGCTTCCTGTTCATTTTGTCTAAGTATGTTCGTTCTGAACCATTCTTTTGAATAATATTTTCCTACAAAATCTTCCATATCTCTTGCAAGAGTCATTCTTGCAGTCATAATCTCTTGTTGTTTCAACTCTGTATAGAAATGGTCTGACGTAAAATTATACTGTATCTTGTCTCTAATCTTAGACCACTCAGCAGAAGTCATCACATTCTTCAATATCAACTGTTTTTCCATCACATCTTGAAATAATGAAGAAAATCTTATTTGAAGTTTTGCAACAAACTTACTGAACAGTAGTTCGTCCCTTGTAATTTCACTTTCTCTTCCAAGAGAGAATCCTGAATCTGCTTCTAATCGTGAAACAGGAACGTGCATAGCCTTGTAAAGTTTTCTCTGAAAATATTCTACGTCATCTAACTGTCCAAGATTCTCACCGCCAGGAAGTGTCGTAATCTCTGTTCCTCTTCCACCCTCTCTTCGTGGTAGCCAGTAATCTTCTAACATTGATTGATGTCTGCGGTCATCTCTGACTTCACCTGAGTCAGAGTCATAGACCAATCGATTCTTGTATCGTGTCATAATATCACGAATGTATTGTTCTGCTTTGACTTTCGGTAGATTTCCTACGTCAATGTAAAAAATTCTTCGTTCTGGAGCTCGTGATATGCGATAGATGACGATTGCATCTTCAACCATTCGTAACTGATTGAGTGGTTTGATTGCCTTGTGAAGATAAGACAATACTTGTTTTTTCTTTGGATCGAGAAGACCAGATGTACAATATGCAATACTGTCTTTGGAAATGAGAATACCTTGTTGATGTTGATTGTTCAACCCAGCAGGATTATATGTGAATACTTCGTCAACCTTTACATTGACAGTATCCTGTGTTTTTTGTTTGTTGACTTGATTAACTTTTTTGATTTTTGTAGCATCTAAACTTCGTAACTCAACAATTCCTCTCGATGGGTCATTTTCGTCAATCATGATGTGGTAGTATAATCTTCCCTCCACATACCATCTGCGAAAAATCTCATGTCCGAAATTGTTGAAGTTCAATAAATCAAGAACAACATCAAACTCGTTTCGTATTTTTGTTTTGATTGATTCTGTAAGACCTGTGTTGTCAAGAAGAATGTTTACTGGTCTTTCGCCTTTTCCTGCGACAATTGCTTCGTTTACAATATTTTCTATTGCAATCTCACAATCTGAAAGTGAGGACATTTCACGATATTTGAAGATAAGGTCAACTTCACTTTTATATGCACCTTCCATGTTGAGGTAAGAACCATAAGCTCCTCCCCCAGCAATCATCATTGAACCATCTTCATTTTCTGGAAGTGCAAATGCAGGAATTCTTGCATTTGGTTGTTCTTCACTCTTTCTTTCAATTTTGAAACCAAATATTTCAAATGCCATTATTCATCCCCTCCCTCTTCGGAAAATTCATTTTCAGGTAACCAGTA